CGGGAAGTTCTGTGAGATTGGTCACAGAACTATATGAGACTACATTACGCCATTCTGATGTATTTCCAAATACAATAGTTTGAGAAGACCTGTCGTAAGTCATTTCTCCTTCTAATGGAGAAACAATAGTGCTGATATCTCTGCTATCGTTTAAATATACGCTTCCGTCTTTAATCTCAATCTTTGTTAATGCTTCAAAAGTTCCGACTCCAAAATTACCATCTTTTGTAAAAGATAGATATTTGGCTTGATTGTTAAACGCACCAGTCTCATCTATACCAAAAATCATTACATTTTTCGTAGAACCGATTAACGCTCTAGTGCTTACTAGACCATTTTCATTTTCGTCAAAGAATATAGTACCGAGAATTGTTGTAGGACTAGGTATAGGTAAATCTGATTGACGTACTAATCTTAAATTTGCTCTATCATCATTGGCTGCTATAGAAAAATCATTTGAACCACTTTGATTTGGTGCTATAAGAATGTTAGATCCTCTAATAACAGTGGCATTTATTTCTCCACTTAACCCGTCTATTATCAAAGTAGAATCATCGGCAAACACACTTCCGGTTATATCACCTACAACATTAATTTGTTGAGTTGTTCCTGTTAAATCTATATTTAGATTAATTAGACCGGCACCATCACCTACAAAGTTACCAATAAATGTATTAGTAACAGTGTCTAGCATAACACTACTGTCATCACCAAAAATTGTACGTATTCTGTCTGGTGTAAAATTTGATCCGTCGAATATTAATATATCTCCTGGATCAGGAGTAGTAAATGCAAATACATCACTTAGATCAAAGATACTACCCCCTGCTCCTCCAGGTAAATTTGTTAATCCACTACCATCACCTACAAAGTTACCAATAAATGTATTAGTAGCAGTGTCTAGCATAGGACTGCTATCGTCGCCAAATATTGTACGTATTCTGTCTGGTGTAAAATTGGCCCCGTCGAATATTAGTATATTTCCTACATCAGGAGGAGTAAAGGCAAATACATCAGATAGATCAAAGATACTTGTTGCACCACTGCCCGATCCTTGAAGATCATCGCTAGGTACAAACTGTGTTCCGTCCCATTTTAAGACTTGACCTATAGCTGGAGGGGTACTTAGATCAACTTCAGCTAAATCACCTAACCCAATTTCGCCACTAACTATTATGCCGCCAACAGTTACTCCGTCTCCTATGTACACTGATTTAGTATCTGTGGTATAGATTAGTTCGCCTTCTGCTGGCGTAATTAACTGACGTTCTGCATCGGTTCCGCGTCTTAGACGTAAAGCCATTATATAACTCCTGGAATATCTTATTACTTGTATTTATACAAAATAAAAGATATCTCAGGAGTTATTTTCTTTTCTTAAGAAAGGCACCTACTCTTTTTGTAATGTCTTCGATAATTTTTTGTGTATTAAGCCTAAAATCTACACTCTCAATGTATTCGTCGTATTCTTCAAAAAACGCTTCTAATGTATCTTCTATAACTTCTACAATGTCTACATCGTCGGCATCTAAACTTTCGGGACTTAGATCTATTTCCCAAGTTTCGCCGTCATCAAACCGTACTACAACTGCTGTGATGTACTCTACTGGTACTGCCTTAATCTCGATATCTTTAAATACCTCAGGCCAGTGCTCAATAACTTCTGGCGGGAGTTTATCAGGCACTCTCTTCGGTCTTTTTTGTTGTACGCTTTGTAGGACTCAATTTTTCAGCTTCGTCTCTTAGTCGTTTGGCTTCTTTGTAAAGAGCATCTGACTGTGAACGATATTGTTTTGCTAAATCTTCGTCAGTTAGTACGCTGTCAGCAGGTGCTTGTAATGGTGCTACAGTAGCAACTTGACTTTCTGCTACAACTGCCTGCGCCGCTGCTTTAGGAGCAGTATTGCCGCCAATTGCTAGGTCTGCAACAGTAACGCCACGCTGTTGAGCAATTAATTCGTTAAGCTCACTAAGCAAGATTTTAGTTTGAGTAGTAGGAGTCATTTCTACTGTATTTGTAGGCACTTTGACCATCTTGCCTGTAGCATGAAATGCAGCTAACATATTGCGTCCATCTGGCAACGGAGTTCTTGACATAGCAGTTGCTAGATCCTCTGACTCTTGACCTGCTGGAGATTCTACCAATTTAATCAGTGTGTCGTGTTCATCTGCCATTAGATTTTCTGTAGTAACTACAATGCAGTGATCAGGTTCACCGGGAACTACTTTGTAAGCTACGATAATTTTTCTTCCGTTTCGGGCCATACGACCTATATGTTTAAGCATATTATACTCCTTGTGGGGCCTGTGCTTGTTGTGCTGCTACGGCTGCTAAAAACTGCTCTAATTTCATATAGGTTTGACCTACAGTGACCATCTCGCTTGGCTTAAAAGCACCACGCTGACTAGCAACGTCAATGATATTCTTTAGAGCGTTTAGGTCCTGTACAGTAAGATCTGGACCCTGAGCTTGCGCTGGTGCAGCTTTTGCTTCGGTATTTTTAGTTTCTTCGCTCATATTATTTCTCCTTACATAGTATATATGCGCAGTTTATTTAGTTGTACTTTAAATGTGGACAGGCTAACATGAAATAGCTCATATCTTTAATTTCTTCAAATCCCACTGTGATTACTTGTGTGATTTTGTTGTTTTCATCCAGTGATACATTTCGACCTATATAGAATCTGTTTTTGAGGTTTCGTTCGATCCATTTGATCAGGCTCTGTTCGAGGTTGTATTTTACTGGTATATTAACATACTCAAAGTGAGGCGGAGCCGCTTTGACTCGCCTCACTTCAAAAATGTTAAGCGGATTTGGTTCTCCGTTCTTAATCATTTACCTTCTTCATAGTGTGCAGTAACACCAAACGGCGCCTGAAGATTTTTGTCACTGTGTCCGTGAATAATAAACACAGTGTCACAGTAGTCTGCATCACCCCAGCTATTCCAAGGATAGCCGTCAGTGAACATGATGAACTTTTTAGGCTGGATATCATGATCTTTCATGTAGTGCCAGTTAGCATCAAAATCAGTGCCGCCACCGCCTTTGATCTCATAGTCCATCAAATCTTCGCCGCCATCGGCGCTAAAGTCTTGCTCGTTATAGACTCTAGTATCAAAACACCACAACTTGATGCGATAGTCTTTAAACTCCTCCATAATGCCTTTGACTTCGCCAAGGAAGTCAGCAGCTTGTGCGCTACCAATCGAACCACTCATATCAAGGCCAATGCAAAGGTCAATAGTATCTTGAAAGTTCATGCCAGGCAAAACTGCGCCAGTATGCCAACCTTTGCGGCTAGGACGGATCATAGTGTAGTCACTCTTGATTGTGCTTTGGATTTGCTGACGAATCAGTTCACGCCAGTTCATCTTAGGCTCAGTCATTTCTTTAATCATGCGAGCGACGCCTGCAGGAACATTGCCTGCACCAGCAGCCTGTGCAGCACTGAGCAAGTTTTCTTTAATCTCGTCCTTGATCTGACGGATTTGTTCCTCAGTAAACTTAGGACGCTTACTGCTAGTGCCGTTGCCGTTCTTGTCCTTGCCTTCGCCGTTGTCGTCTTCTTCGCCGTCTCCGTTCATGTCGAGATGCTCGTCCAGCATTTCGCCTAGTTGCTTCAAGAATTCTTCGCCGTTCTTTTTAGCTTGTTTATAGATTTCTTCGTAGACTTCTTCACTGCTCCAGCCTTCGTATTTGAAGTCTTGGAAACAGTCAACAATACGAGGCTTTTGACCAATGCGATCACGAACCAGTAGGTTATTCACAATATAGTCGGCAGCAATGTTATAGAGACGATGTTGCATGTCGCGCCCCTGCCAATCACGACGACCGAGGTGATCGTAAACGCAGTGCAAGATTTCGTGTGCAATAACAAACTCAATCTCTTTATTGTTCATTGCATTAAAGAACTGAGTGTTGTAGTAGAGATTACGACCATCTACTGCCGCAGTAGGAAGCCAGTCGTCAGCAGCAAGAATACGCAGTCGTGTAGCCATGTTGCCGAAGAACGGATGCCGCAACAGAAGACCAATGCGAGCTACAACGATACGATCGTAGACTTCTACACGCATACGCTCTAGAGCTTCGGGAGTAATATTAGGATCGGGTTGCCAGTTTTTAAGCTTGCTGGCAGTGTCTTTAGTAGCCATTGTTCACCTTTGTGCTAGTGTTCATATTCATACTATAACAGTATTTACAAAAACTGTCAACCATTGAATAGAAAGAGTGGGCGAGTTTGACCTCGCCCACTTTAGTATTAGACGCTTTGTGCAGCCTTGATATACTTGCCATAACGCTCGTGGAACTCGTCGAAGCAGTCAACAGCGTCCGGATCGATAGGCAGGCTGTATTGCGTCAGTGCCAGCTTGATACCCATAACAACCAGTTCGGTGTCAAAGTTATCCATTGCAAAACGCAGGAAGTTATTGACTTTTTCGTCAAACTTCTTGTCGCCGCTAGCATCTGCCTCCTTAAGCTCGTAGCAAAGAGACACAGTCAAGGAATACATTGCACTGATCTCTTTAGACTTCATCTCTTTAACTTTACCAGCCAGGATGTCGCTTGGGTTAGGCATGCTTGCAGCAACCTTACGGTGTGCCATAAACTTAACAGCCAAACCTTCGCCGATAGCACCAGCAACCAAATCGGTAGTGGTACCAACGTCAATATCGTCTTCGAGCAGTTCGCTCACAAACGACCAAGAACGGGGAGTAGCAAACGAACGACTCGGGCTCTTAGGGTCAAAGTCGTAGAGGTCTTTTTTGCTAAAAGTCAAATAACCTACAACGTCTTTGTGAACGCCGTTGTTAACAGCCCAACCAAACCAGTCGTCAAAGTTAACAGCCATTTCAAGGTGAATAAAACGGTTTGCCAACGGAGCAGGCATACGATAAGTAACACCTTTGTCAGCTTCACGGTTACCTGCGGCAACAATCATGACATTGTCGGGCAGTTTGTAAGTGCCAACACGACGGTTAAGAATCAGCTGATATGCAGCAGCCTGCACACTAGGCGCAGCACTGTTCATTTCGTCCAAGAACAAAACAATGTTCTCAAACTTATCAGCAAGCTCTTGGCTAGGCAGTTCGCTGGGCGGCGCCCAAAGCATAGTGTTGTCGTTGCTATTAAAGTAGGGAATACCTTTGATGTCAGTGGGATCCCAAAGCGACAGACGAATGTCAATAACATGTGCATTCAGCTGAGCACCAATCTGGTGAACAATATCCGACTTACCAATGCCCGGAGGCCCCCAAAGGAAGATCGGACGCTTTTTGCGCAAGGCATGTTTAATAGAAGCCTTTGCGCTGTTAGGCGTAACAGTACGAGTTGCGGTATCCATAGTAGTAGTCCTTTCAGTTGGATCAGTGCTTGTTTCTACTCATATAATATAGCATCGGTTGTACACTGGGTCAACCGTTTATGGAAAAAAGATTGTTAATGATTTCAAACAGCTAGGATTTTTCGTCTAGTTTTTTAGATCTGCTCATCGCCTTTACTATACCGTATTTGCGCAGATCGCCGGAGAAAAGAGTAAGTTCGACAGCTTTCTTTCCGTTGGTAACGATGATACTTTCTTTTGTTAGGTAGTATGGACAGTCAATAAACTGATCTAAGAATATGATTACTTGTGTAGTAACCGGCATGTCTTTAGGATAGGGTATTTCGTATGTTTCTAACCCTATTTCATACAGCATCTTTAGACCTTCGTCAGTCAATCGAAGTCCGCCTTCGCCTTTGTTGCGAGTATTTTGCCACCACAACGGCATATATTCCTTCATACTAGAATCAGTAACACTATGCCCTAGTTCTTTCAAGAACAGTTTGGTATATGTTTCTTTCCAGTTCATTCGTCTATTTGCTCACCAGTAGTAAGTTTATATACAGCAAAATCCTTGCATTTAAACATACTGTTTAGTTTTTTGGCAAGATTGTGTGCGTGACCGGGATTACTAAAGCTAACCTTTTTATATTTTGGTCCTGGATAGTTTGTTAGTGCATTAGAACTCTTTAAGTTGAAAGGCTTGCCTTTATAAAACACAGCCCAGATAGCATCAGCCTCTAATACCTGCTCTGACTTATAGGTTTTTTTATTAATTTGTTCTAAAATAACTGTTGGCTTTGGCCTCGACATATACGCAATCCTTATTAACTACGTATATATTTATCTCTTTTTCTAGTTATGTGCGCAGATTATTGCCAACCTGCGCCACCGTCTAACCTTACTTCTATAGTTTCGTTAGCGTCAGATTGTTTACTTTCGGCAACTAAACGTTCGAGATCACCATGCAGTCTGCTCATTACTATACCTAGTGTAAAAGCAAGATTCTTAGCTTGAACTATGTCAAGCTTAACTTCTTTGGCACGACTGTTTTCAGCTGCCTTAACCTGCTGTATAAACTGTTGTAGAGGTGCTGTGTTTACAGGCTCAATTGACACGGCTTAGTTCTCCACGCATTTCTATTTCGCTTTTGAACGGCCCTCGAGTTTCGTATCGTTCTACAGTAATCAGTTTAGGACAAAAACTTTTAACCCATCCTTTATCAAACCGTATAATATAATAGCCGGCACAGTACAGACTTTTTGATTTTTCACTTTTGGTAAACAGCGGCAGCTTGCGCTTTACGTCATACATCGAGTTGTAAGGAGTAACGCTGGTAGGATATCCGTGAACTGTAGTATCTTTTGGATGTACTACAGTTGAAGACTCAGTGCCGTCGCTCCAAACAATATCAACTCCAAACTTCTTCTTCATTTGTCGTTTGTTATCAAAGAAGCAAGTTTCAGCACTGTTGCTAAACATATAACGATCGTCGTTCCAGCTTAGTGTGCCTATACGCCGACCTTCATCTTCTACAATCCAAAACTTATCTTTAAGAATGGGTTTAGCTTTAATCGTCATTGAATATACCTCGCTTGAAGTGGTTCGGCAAAGCTCTGTGCTTGATCAGCGATGCGTTGTAAATCCCACTTAGCACAGAACTTCATAAGACGCATACCTACTTGCGTTACGTCTTTAGTTTCTACACTGTTAACAGCAGCGTCAATAACTACTCTAATATTCTCAGGCTGTGCTGTTAAATCACACAGTGTAACGTTACGTTGATAGTCATCTAGTACACGATGTTCTACACCGTTGTGATCTACCCAACGCTGTAGCATAAGATTGTTCCATGCAAAACCTTTAGTAGATTTATCTTCAAAAGCTTCAGTTAAGCCTACTTTGTTTTTAGTGCCTTTGATTCTTACACCAGGATATGCACTAAAAACATTGTCTGAAGTATCGCCACGCATACACTTTTCAAACAACTGCCATTCGGGATTAGGAGCAGGCTTAGACTCTTTAGTTTTTTTGTCTATAATAGGTTTGCCTTTGTCGTCAAAATATCCTTCATGTGTAACAGTCATATTCTGTACACCATTGTACTGACGCACACGAGGACTGATCAGCTGTGCAAAGTCGCCGTCTGTACTAATGATAACATGGTTGTCGTTGGGATGATTCTGTATCCAACCAGCAATAAGATCGTCTGCTTCTAATACAGGATTTTGCAGTACAGTGCAGTTAGTCTTGTTAATAACAAAGTCTTTAAACTCGTCAAAGATTTCCCAAAACACTTTATCTTCTTCTGCTTCGCGCGGACTCATAGCGTCACGAGTTTCTTTACGGTTGCGCTTATAAGGTTCGTAAAAGTCCTTACGCCAACTGCGACCTTCTAAGCAGAACACTACATGACTGCCATTAAAGTCTTGCCATGCTTTCTTAATACTGCTTAGAGTAATATGTAGTGCCATGCCAACCTTAGTATCAATGTCGCCACGTACAACATGGCGAGCTCGAAAGAAAGTGTTAGCAGTGTCTACTAAGATGTATGTATTCATGATACTTCAGATTTGCCTTTTGCGATTGGTACTACGTTAATATAACCGCTATTTCTGTTTGTGTCAAGTCCTTCTTCACTGAGCATGTTAAAAACAATGTCACGGAACCAACGATCTACAATCTCTTCTTCGGGGTCTGCTTCAAGTCCGTAACCAGCACGTATAAGATCTTGAATAAAGTATTCATTCCAATCCATTTCAAAGAAACCGTTGCGAACGTTTTCTTTGTTTACTTTAACATCAAGAACACTTACCCAAGGTTCTTTTTTACGAGTAGCATATTCTTTTGGATCTTTTTTCTTAAGCAGTTCTAGTTCAACTTCTTCAAG